AGTTGATATTACAGCTTCATTAGATGAGAAGTTTCCATTTTTATCTACTGCTTTAATTAAGTAAGAACCAATCCTAGCTGGTACTGTAACTGAAGTAGCTGGTCTTGCAACTTTTTCAACAAGTGAAACTGAGTTCTGCCATTCAGCACCAGTTGTTAATGTACTAAATCTAATTGCATAATAAGCTAAATCTAAATCTGGTATTTGTGTCCAAGATAAGTGAGCATCACGACCAATGATGTTACAAGAAAAATCTTCTACGTTAGCAGGTGGTAATAATCCACCAACAATAGTTCTTGTTGCAGATGTGTAAGTAGAAGAAACTCCTAATGTGTTAAATGCTCTAACTCTTACATTGTAAGTAAATCCATCTTTTACGTTTAATATTCTTTGAGTTAAACCTTTTCCTTGTGCATGAATAATATAATCGGTATCTGTACTTAGTTTGTATTCAACTTGATAGTAATCTACGAAGTTATCTAATGAAGCACCGATTGTTACATCTAAAGCAGTAATAACAACTCCGTCTGAGTATTCTATTAGTTGATCGTCAAGAGTTACTGAAGCTGGTGCAGATACTGAAAATGGATTTGGTAAAACAGTATCAGCTATTGTTGGTGCTACTGATTTTGATTCCCAAGTATAAAAATTATCTTGATGTTCTTCTAATCCTAAAGTTACTGTTGAATCTGAATTAATAGCTAAAGACATAACTCTAAAAGGTTTAGCACTAAAACCTGCTGTGTCGTAAGTAGCTGTAACTATATCTCCAATAGATAAGTTAAGTGCTTCTGAAGTTACTGTTACTTCTGCTTTTAAATTGTTTCTTGATCTTTTTAATATGTTCTCGCAAATTTCTTCAGCTTGATATGGAGAAGTTACTTGTAACATATCAAAACTTCTTTCAAGTAAAGTATTGTTATCATCACTTAACATTGTTGCGTGTTGATCTTCTACTGCTAAACCAGAATCATCATAAGGTGGATATGAAACTGTATCTGATTGATAATCTTTTTCAGGGTTTGTAAATGTTCCTACAACTCTATTATATTTCTCATTTTTGTTTTCACCTTGTAATTTAACTTCGCTTACAACATTATCTTTAGTTAATAGTAATTGTGAACTTCCTGAACCTTCAATAATAATTTTGTATTTACCTTGTGTGTAATTAAAGATTGCTCTCATTGGTACTAAAAGTTCTCTTACATTCTCTAAAACCTTTTTTTCACTATCTATAACTGCATTTGTTTCAAATAAGTTAATATCGCTTGTCGCACCAGAATAAGGTGTAACTTGTGTATCGCAGGTATTTGCTGAAGTCTTAAATGAATCATAATTAGTTTCAAAAGCATCATTAGGTAATCCTTTTCCATATCTGCTATTTCTTAAATAATCTAAAAGAACTAATGATGAGTTATTAGAATAAGCCCAAGTAGTTGGGTCATCTTGTCTATGAGAACCAGAACCACCTTTAGTAGAATCTAATCTAGGGTCATAAATCTTTTTACCTCTAACAGTCACTCTAACTTCTGGTAATCCATTAAAAGCATCTTGATTCCACTTAAATCTTAAAGCAACATAAGCAAGACCAGATAGTTTGTGATCTGATGTCCAGTTAGTTGTTTCATCAAGTAAAGAAGAAGCTGATTGATTGTCTAAACCAAAAAATCCTTGAATAGATATTAATGATTCTCCGTTTTTATAAAAATTAGCATCTGAACTAGAAACTCCTCTTAAAGTTCCATTAGTTAATGAACCATCAAACGTAACTAGTTTGTCATCTACATAAACTTCATCTATTGCAGTAATTCCTGCACCACCACCTTCACAAAGAACTCCTGCAACATAAAGATATTGATTATCAGAACCAGAACTCTCAACAAATACTCTAGTTAATCCTACTTGTCTTTTACCATAAACAATAGGAATAGGATTGTTGTTAGAGTCTTTATTTACTAAAGTTCCTTTAGCTTCATCTTGTGATGATTGTCTAGGTGATTTTGGTTTAGGAGATATAACATAACTTATAGCTGTTGTTATAACGAACTGAATAATTGCTGATGCTAGTACACCTTTAGCCATTAGATATGAAACTCCCTTTTAAACTTTTCTGCTTTTCTATAAATATGAAAGTTATTATCTTGCCTTACCCATTTAACAGATTCATTAACTTCAATTTTATCTTTAAAATAATTCTTAACCCACTTCATAATTTGTAAGCAATTACTTTTAGCTAATACATTCATAACCCAAATATTATCTCCACAATTCCATTCATTGTCTTTTAGCTTTCCTGTTAAAACAAATCTTTGTTCAACATTATCACTTAGAAAAGCCCAGTTAGTAAATCCAATATCTTGATTGCCTATTCTGTGTATTTGATATTGGTCTAAGTTAATTGATGGTGTAACCATCTTAACTAAAAATTCATAAGATAATTTATCGTACTTAGGAAATTGTCTAAACAAATGAATTGTTCTATATAAGTCATTCATTAAGCTGAACCCCATTTAATTCTTTGTGCTGTCTTACTTGCAAACTCCATTCCTTTGTCATTTGGAAAATAAAGTTTTTGAGAGTTCTCAGCAGTTCTTCTTCCTGAAGTCTTTTCAAAGTCTGCCCAATGTGATGCTATAATAATATTAACAGAAGAAGTTGTTTCGTTTTCTTCTAAAGTAAAGCTAGATATTCTTCCATCAAATAAAAGAAATGGATCTGCTATTAATGCCTGAGAATCATTTAAAAAACCTCTATAAACTTTTGCAGGTTTGTTCATATAATTATTGTTAAGCAATAAAGAAATTATTGTTGTGTCTGCACCTGAAAATTTAAGCGATAATGTATTTACAGCAACGTCTGCGTTTTCTTGAACTTCAGAACTTCCTAAAAATAATGATGAAGCTGTATAAGTATTCCCATCAAATGTTAAATTTTTATAATGATCTGTATAATAAGTTCCTGTGCTAATACCTAAATAAACAAGTTCAACTGGATTAAGTTTATTTGTTTCTAATTCTGATATTAGCGAAGCACTTAATGATCTAGTCATTACAATACCTCTATAAGATCAACTTCGTATTGAAAATAGTTTTCTGTGCCAATAGTAAATTCTTGAATATCTCCAGTTAAACCAACTGTAAAATCTACATTAGAATAAATTAGAACTGCATTATCAGCTACGTTTGCTCTTAATGGTGGTTCAAAAGTTAATGTTCCTGCACCAGAACCATTTGAATTAACATCTGCAACAACCATGTAAACTTTATTCTGTCCAGTAAATCTAAAATAATCTCCAGCTTTAAATACTCCTGATGTACTATTTGCCATACCATCTATTGAGCAAGATGTAGCACCAGCACTTACTGCACCATTTACAGATATAACTCCTGAAGCAACTCCTAAAGAATCGTCTATTGTTGGTGGAACATATTGGAACGATTCCATTTGAGATCTTTGTTTCATTATGAAAGCAAGTATTGGTGCAAACTCAGTTCTAGTCATAACTGGGAATCTAAGTCTTAATCTAAATTTCTGTCCATCAATTTGTCTTGCTTGTCGTCTGCCAGAAGCAGTAGTTGTAACAATAGTGTTTTGATTAGAACTAATAGCTACATCTCTTGGTGCTGGACTTGATGGGAATGTGCCACTCATATTACGTTAGATTTTCCTTTCGCATTAGCACCTTGATTAACTAAGTTAATTATAGTTGCTCTATTATCAATTAATAATTCTTTAATACCTCTAACATCATTTGCTTGAATATTAAATGTAATATTTGTTCCCATACTTGCCATGTTGTGATTAGGTACAATAGTTCCACTTGTGTTAGGTACAAATAATTCTCTACCACGTTCTCCTACTGTGATTGGCATACCACCTCTAACAGCACCACCTTCTGCTTCCATTACTGGATTATAAAAATTAGGTGCATCTAATGGTACACTTCCACCACCAGCAAATGCGTTAAATCCTATTCTTGCTAAAGTTCCCAAAAATCCACCACCACCTGAAGAAGCAGAAATTGATGCTTGTTTAATTAATTCAGAAGTTTTGATTTTTTGATATGCAATATCTAAAAGTAATGTTGCTAAATATTCTAATTGTTTAGATAAAATTTTAACTAAAGCATCTTGTGCTATTTTTCTAAATGTCGTGTTTAAATTTTCCCCCAATACTATTGATCTTGCTATTCCATCAGAAAAAGATTTGATACCTGAATTAAGTCCGTCTGTAATAGTTTTTGTTAATCCACCAGTAGTAAATAATTCTTCTCTTAATGATGCTAAATTATTTTTATTAGAAGTGTAAACACCATCAAATACCTTTCCTAAATCTATGGCAGTTTTTTTTATTTCTTGTGCAGAAGAACCAAGTCCGTCCATAAAATCTAGAGGATTTTCTTCATTTAAAGCAATCACTGAATTTTTAGTTTCGTCAAAAGCATCTTTCACAGCATATATTCCACCTGCTAAAGCACCAACAGCTACAAGTAATTTTAAAAATTTACTTCTTCCAACTATTGTATCTACTGCTAATAAGGCAACACCTAATGCTTTAAATGCAGTTATTACTTCTGCAATAAAGACAACTATTTTTAATGCTAAAAATGCTAAAAATAAATTTAATACTAATTGAAAATTGTCCTTAACAAATACTAAAGCATCACTTAGTTTAATTATTGCTACTGCTAAAAACTCACCTACATCTTTACCAAAGTCATTTATAGCTTTTCTATTGTTTATAAAGAATTTTTCTAATTCACCAAGTTCTTTTGTTAATGTATCAAAAAAACCTTTTGCAATAGTTACTTGTAATTCTTTAAATATATTATCTAAAGATATTAATGTTCCGTTTAAACCTTTTTTAAGATTCTCATTTGCTTTGCCAAATGTTCCGTTAGCACCAAATACTTTTTCAAATAGACTAGGAAGATTACCAATAGATACATCTGCAAATTTTCCAAACTCATCTATACTTCTAATTCCTCTATCATTAAATAATCTTGCAGAATCTATACCTTTAAGAAATGCTTTTGCTAATTGATCTGAAGCATCTGTAAAGGATATTCCAAATCTTGCTGAAGCATTACTTGCTATTTGTAAATTTCTTGCTAATTCCTCAGGAGACTTAGATACTGATAATAAATCGTTAGAAGCTTGTAATACATCTAGTAATGGTATTTTTGCTTGAATTGCAAATCTTGTAAGCTGGTCAAAAGCTTGTCCACCACCATAACCAGATTTAGCTAATTCATCTAATCTAATTTTAATTGAATTGGTTTGTTTACCTACATCTATTAATGACTTGATTGCTACACCAGCACCAATACCTAATAAAGCATTTCTAACATTAAAGATTGAGTTTTTGACATCAGTAAATGCTTTTGTAGCATTATCTATAACATTAAGTTTTATGTTTAGTTGCTGATCTGCCATAATGTAGTTTCTCTTTTTCTGCCTTCACTTTAAAGTAAGCTATCCAATAATAAAATTCATCTTGTGTCATAAGACAAATTTCTTCCATACTTTTGTTTAATTCCTGACCAAGAGCAAGTATAGAATATAACTCC